GGCTCTTCTCCATCCGAGAATCAAATTCTTTGAACTTCGGGTCCGCGTCCACGTCGAGTTTGGCGCGCCACGCTCGTAAGTCGGCGAGCTCTTTGTTCGCGGCTTCCAATTCAGGCGGCGGAGTTTTGGTTCTCTGCTCCAGCTCCTGTGATTGTTTTTTGGCCGCATCCAGCTCCTGCTGAAGCCGGGAAATTTCCTGTGCGGCTTTAAGCTTCACCGTCGAAAAAGCTTCGACTGACTTGGTGCTCGCATTCGGCGGAAGGGCGGGGACATCCTTGAACAGGTCGTCCGCTTTCTTCGTTTGCTCCGCCCGAGCTGCATCCGCAGCAGCTTTGTCTGCGGCTTCTTTCGCGGCAGCTTCTTTTTCTGCGGCAGTCGGCTCCGGCTTAATCTCCGGCGCGGCCTTCTCTGCGGCAGCCTTCGCTGCGGCCTCTTCCATTTCTTTAAAGTGCTTATCGAGCGCACTCCCGGCGGCTTCAATGCCAGCGGCGTCCGGGACATTTGACCGGCCAGCTTGGTCCTGCTCCGCTAGCTTGCGGGCGACTTCGGCATTTGCGGCTTCGGCGTTGTCTGGACTTCCCCCAGACAGTGGATTAGGTTTGATTTCAGGTGCCATAAATTATTCTTGTGGTAGTTCAGGGATTTGTGTCGGGGCTTGGGGCTCTTCGGGATTCTTTGGGACTTCGAGTTTATTCCCGTCGTTCCATTGTGAGTCGTCTGTCAGAGACGGATACTCTGTGGCGTTTCGTATCGTCGCGCTAGAAGCGGACGGATGCGCCATAGTAATCAGGTTTTGCAAAACGTTCTGATATCCGCGGACTTCTCCGGAGCGAATCAGAATTTCGTTTAGCTCTCCTTTTGCCAGAAGCTGCGGGGCCGATTCGGCGGCGCAAGGCAGGAGTCTTTTGCCGGTTTCTGTTTCCAGAAAAGCGGCCCAACGTTCTTGGTCTGTAACTAGCCAGTCTGTAGGCTTAGCAACTATTTCGATAGGCATTGCTCGTTATGGGTGAGGGTTTCATTTACTGCTGCATCTGGGGAGCCGGTTGGGCTTGCGGGGGAACACCCGGAGCCGCCGGAGGGACGCCGGGTCCCGCCTGACCTTGCTGAATCAGCTGCGCGGCCTGCGCCTCGTGCTGCTTCAAATCTTTAATTGCCTTCACGGCGCGCTTCAAAAACTCTGCGACTTCGGTGAGGGTGTCTTTCTTGACTCCGCTCGCGATGGCTTGGTTATAATGCTCATTGATATGAGCCACCATCGCCTCAAGGACCGAGCTATCAAATTGTCCTTGCATCATCTGCCCGCCGAGCTGCTCAACCGCTGGCATTATAATGGACAAATGAATCAAATGGTTATCACGCGGGGAAACTTCGACTGCCTGACCGTGACTGAGCAAAGTCATTTCCAGATTCTGGAATCGAGCCTGCTCCGCGTGCTCCGTGGGGTCCGACTCCGGAAGTAAAACACGGTTCGCGAAATCTGCGTCCACCCGGGCAGATAAATCTTCGACTTCGAGCTGGCGCTGATTGTAAAGCGGGTTGCCTTTTTTCTCCTGAGCAATCGCGACGGTTAGCTGCCGCTCCATAGGGGTCAAATCCTTAATGGTCTCCGCAACGGGGTATCCGGCCAGCTCGTCAATTTCCTCTTGGGTCATCGCTTCGAGAAGCTCCGCCTGCATCGCCTTCGCATCCTTCTCGCCGGTATCCTTGTCGCAAAGACGCTTTTGCATCGTCTGAAACATCTGGGTAGTGTGCTCAAGAAAACGGCTGATGCGGATGTCCTGTCCCTGCTCTTCACGCTGCGCGAGTAGGTTCCAAGCCGCCGGGGAACGCATCCCCTCGCCGACGTCTACCGCCGGGGGAGAAGTGGAACCAATAAGCTGATTCACGAGCTGCTGGAAATACGCGTCGAGCTTCAGGAAGGGCTCGACATCCCCATCCATTTTCTGCTCGATAACGGTCCAGTTGTTGGGAATCATTATCATGCTCCCAACTACGTGCATCTTGAAAGTGTGAAGCCTCTTGACGTCACCCTGAATCAAAGTTTTGCCGGACATAATCAGCCGGTCAACCACTTCGTTGCGGGTCCGGTCAATCATCCCGGCTAGCTCGTAAATATCACGCCCAATTCCCTTTGAACCATGAAGGGTTCCGTTGCCTTTTTGGAAGGTGAAAAAGGCCACTGCATCTTCCATACTGTCAAACCTATCGTCCCGAGAAAAAATCTCCAGCATTTCGGGGCCTGCAAGTCGGTAGTGGGAAACCTTGCCGGTGACTTCACGCGCCAGCAGTGAGTAAACAACAATGACGGAGTTGCCCGCCATGTAGCTCGCACCGATAGTGAGCTCCCGGAGGGCATTTTGATACCAAGTTTCAAGAGTGCCTCCTACGTTTAAACGGTCTCGAATCTGAACCGGGCTGGCCCGGTTGATTGAGGTGATTGTGTTTTGGATGTTGAATCCCGAAACTTCCGCGGCTTCCTTGTCCTTGATGTAATCATACATCTCATGCGGAAGATAAGTTTCCTTTAACACCAGAATCTGAGCCCACCGAGGGTCTGACTTCGTGCCGTCCGCAGCAAAGGATTCCTCCTGCTGAAAGTTCTTCGGGAACCAAGAAAATTCGTCCAGCCACGCAACGATGGAGTGACCGAAAATTGCGTCGTTGAAAGCGATGTCCTCGATTAGGGTGCGCCAGCCTTTTCGATTACGGATGGTCTCGGTGATTTTTCGCCGGAACAATTCTGTTTTCTCCTGCGAGGCGTGCCACTTGTTGGAGAGCTTCGCGTTCGTGAAATATTTCAGTCCGTCAATCGCGGCCACAAAAATAGGCGCGACTTTCTCAATCATCGACGGCAGCGGCTTCGTGGTGAAATTAGAACGCCAGCCGAGTCCTTCGGATTCGAGCTTGGCCGCATCATAGGGCCTCTCCGCATTATACTTCGCGAGGATGCGCGAGTTAACGATGGAGCGGTTCCTACCGGCCATAATGACGGTCTTGATAATGTCCCGAGCCATCCCTGCATCTTTGATGCTCCGTTGGGTCGGCTTCCCGGCGGAGTTAATCTTCGGAGTCTGGATAACCGCACCCAGATAGTTCGAAGGGAATACACCTCCGGTGTAGGGAGATTGGGCAGAAGAGCTGGCGTCAGGCATAAAAATCCGTCATCAAGTAAACTGTTACAAGGGTTCAGCGAGGTGTTGCGCGCTTTTTGACCCAACGAGGACCCCACGTTCCAACCGGACAGCTTTCCGGGGATAACATGACCTTCGCTTCGGCGAGACAATGACAAACCTCACATTGCGCGCCATCGAAAAACGGACACTTCAGGCAGCCCTGTTCGTATCGGAACTTGGCGACGTTCGCCGGGGCCAAAATTTCCCATCCCCGGAGCCGAAACCACTGGACTCGCGCCCACGCCTTGAAAAAATTCCAAAAAATCATAGCAATCTCTTTCTCCAGCAGTTCCCGGGCAGCTCTGCGTTCTCCGTGGTCTCTCTTTCGAGGTGCGCCGCGGTTTGCATGTCCTCCCCGAGCACGAGGCAGCCGTTCAGGCGGCTGTCAAGCGGCCTGCGGCCCAAAATCTCCTTGCGCATTTCGGCTTGGGCCTGCCGACACGAGGCACAACCTTCCTGAAGGGACTGGTTGAGAGGGCAGCCCGCACAAATTTGAGCCCGAGCGACGGCAGTCTGCGCGTCCACATACTCAATCCGGCCTTGAGCCTTATGCGTTCTGGCCAGAGCCATCCAGCCGAGCACCCTGCTCTTCAGACTGGACTTTCGGACCATCATTTCATGGGTGTTGTTCGAATCGTCGTTGCAGATGACCGGGTTCCTGCTGCACGCCTGTTCTATTACCTCCACGGCGGGATTCCCCGGGGCATATCCAGCGCGCCGCCGGTAAGCGGCCACGCGGACCACCACGCCCGGCCACGTATCGGCGCGGATTGTGGTGCCATCGCTTTCCTTGTAGTAATGCCCGTCCTTCGGATAAAGATTTGGATTAATCTTCTTCATAAAATCATCGAATCGTAAGTATCCCGCAACATTTGGTCGTTAGCGTCGGAGTTCAACCAGTCGCTCCGGTTTGACTCATCAATCATGACCCCATTTCGCATTCCGGGCGTGGGCCAGTCGTCGTCTGGGTCGTTTGGGTCCGTAACCGTGTCGCCGCGCATAGAAAGAACAAGACCGCTTCCTTTGCGAGCGGCATGCACCAAAAGCGTGAGGGAGTCGGCTTCGTTAGGAGACTCGAAACCCCGTGACTTGTAATCTTTTTTAGACTCAACCTTCGACTTCCCCGCCGACATTTGAAAACGTCGTAGAGTGAGCTGCTGCCCCAGTTTCGATAAGTCCATTGAAGGGTGAAGGAGTAAGTAGTTGAATTCTCCCCACGCCCGAGTGGCGAACCAGAGGACGGAATACATTCGTTCATAAGCTTCGTTGCAGGGCTTGCTGTCCTCCACCATTATTTTATCAGTGCCCGCGCCTTCGGAATAGTTGACATCGTGGATTGCCGAGCTCCACTCATAGCGGAGCAAGTCAGCAACGCCCGCGCCGTGGCCGGTTCTGTCACACGCATAATACTCGCCGCGCACGCCGCCTTTGCGATTCACCGTCAATACGCCGTTCTTCATTCCTACCGTTTCAGCCGGGGGAATGGCGAACTGACGGAGGGCTTGGAGACCCCACCTAGGAGTGACGTGCCCGTTGCGGTCCCTGAAAATAGACGTCTTCCCTTCCGGAAAATCCAGACTAGGGGGCCACTTGATTCCACTGGCGAGGCCGAATTTTCCGATGGTGTAAATCGCCGGGTCTCCGCCTTCGAGTGCCAAGTCCGTCGAGCCCACTGAGACCGGCTCGCCCACCCAAATAAATTCGCCAACCCATTTCCCTAGCATCCCGGCAGGGATGACTGTGGCGTCTAGCCCTTGGCTGGGATACATTCCCCGCCCCATCGTCCGATACCCAGAGGCAGTTCTGCCGCCCGCGTTCTGCGCAATTTTCTCTAAGCCAGCGCAGGTCTGCAACCCGGGAAAAATGATTCGCTTATGGATGACGTTTTCGCATCGCTCACCGTCGATTCTAAGAACGTCCCAACCGCGTTTAGACTTCCAGCGAAAGTGCTTGTCCTCGTCGAGGTCCGGATACCCAAAAAGAGGTTCTGCTCGTTTAGCAACTTCATCAGCGGAATTTGTCGGGTTATAAGCTCCAAAGATTTTAAACCCCGAGTTTGCGAGGTCGAGCTGCCCGGCACGCTGCTCTTCAATTTCTGAGAGGACGTTGTCCACGTCGAGCCACACCCCGTTTGGCACGTTCTCAATTTCGTCAATGAAGAGGAACATCCGGGAGAGCGGTCCAAATAACGGATGAGGGTTTGGCCGAGGACGCCTATGCGAGCCTTGAAGTTTTCCAGCCTTCTTAGCGGTTCCCTTCGGGATAACCACACCTCGAATAGAAGAAAGCTGGTCCCGCCTATCAAGACCAATGAACAAGTCTCCAATAGCGCCCGGCATAGGTAGTGTTGCATGAGAGTGTAATGCTACTAAGTGAGAGAATAAGTTTTGCTCAAGATGATTTTCGCTGGGGCCGAGGACGCGAATCGAGGTCCATTCCGGGTCACGAATCCACTCCAGAAAAAGCCGGGCTCCCATCGAAAATGATTTACCCATCTTCGCGGCTCCCATGATGAGCCCCATATCGGAGGTTTCGAAGAGCTCCCAGACGTCCTTGACCGATTGGGGCTCTGCGGTGAACTGGTTAGGCGTCCAGAGCATCCCGGCGGCTTCTGACATTCCTCCGCGTTCGAGGAGCGTGTGCAGGAGGTGCTGGAGAATCGGCTCGTATTTCTCCGGCGCAGTTTTCGCGTTGAATTTTACCGAAATCTTAGAGAAGTCCGCGACTTGCTGCGCGGCTTCCCAGTGCAGCCTCTTGTGCAGCTTTTCCGAGACGCTTAGCGCGAGAGTCTTTAATGGACTGTCACGTAGCATTCAGAAACTCCATTAATACTTCCGTGGAAACACAGGGCTCGAAAATGATGACCGTGGCTTTCTTGCTGCCCTGGGAGCCAAAGGACCGACAGACCGGCTTGCCCCTCTTGTGGCCTAGATTGAACGCGCCCGGCTTCACCACGATGCCGCCCCCGCGCCGCCGGACTACGGACTTGATTGTAGCCCCGTCGAGCTCCCGCGAGGCAATGAGCTGCGGCCTGTAACCATGCTGCTGCCAGCTGCGGACCCAGAGCCGGAGATTTCTCGCATGCGGCTCGCTGTAGAGTGTGAACACATTCATCTGTTAAAAATAAGTTACCCCGGCTCGTCGGGTTGGTTCTATCTTTCGAAACATTGCAGCCCCATGCTACCCAAAAAACTCCATATACGCCCCGAGCTATCCACGGCGGTTGTCTCGCTCTTCTTGGTGAATATCAGAGTCGTCCCGTCTTCCTGTGCGTGCCATCCGTCCACGGTGAACTGCTTCCCGACCGGGACGAGGTGAAATGAATCGTGCTGGGCCATTACGCAAGTTTCTGGACCGCGACTTCATAAATCTCCCCCGGGTATCCCGGAAGCAATGAATAAATATCCACGGTATCAAAAGGCCCCGCAACTTCACTCGCCGCGATAGCATTGGAGGTGTGGTCAAGCGCCCAACTATTCACGGTCACTGCGGACGCTTGAGGCATACCGAATAGCAACTCCGCCACGGTATAGTCATGAGCCCCGCCGGTTGCTGCATCCCATCGGTGCCAAGTGTCGAGTGTGTAATTGGGGGACCCCTTTAGGATGTCGATATAGAAAAGTCCTCTCCGTTCAGTTCCGGTTCCTTGAATAGGCATGTTAAAAGCAAATCCACTCCCTAAAGACGTTCCGGTAGTAAGAGCTGAACCTACTCTAGTGGCTACGTGCGACAAACCATTCCAGCCAAAAATAGGCTGTCCGCTATTCGCGGTATATACCCCAGAACCAGAATCCCCAAACCTAATCCCCACAAAGTTTGTAGTAGATGCGGCCCCGAAAGGAGCTCCAACTCCGGAGCACACTCCTATAGTGAAGCCGTATCCTGACGGAAGGTTGGTTGTGCTAATTGGGTTAACAGAAAGCAACACCCCGATGCGAATTTTAGACCACACATTACCAATAAAAAGGGGGCGGACCCACTCCTCCGCGCTTACCTGTAGTGCGATGTCGTTTCCTGATACGAAAGTTCTTGTTACAAATACGGCCATAAATTTTTATACGAACCCTCCCCCGAGAGAGGTTCTAAGTGTCTGAATCCTGCTGAAAAAATTCGAAGAGTTTCCCGAGGAAAGCCCGGTAGTGACCGCTACAAAGGATATCCTGTTTCCACTATACCCAAAGGGGGTTCCTAGCTCGTAAGCATTAGCTGCAAAAACATATGTAGTTCTATTTTGAAGAGAGGCCGCATTAGCTACGGAACTTAACACCTTCTGAATATGCGCCGTTCCCGAATTTGCAAAGTAGACGCGGTGGTCCGTGCTAGAGACGCGGTTCGCAGAGTAGTAACCCGCGCCCGGTGAGGTAAAGGACCCAACGGAGCCTATATCATTGATGAACGATTTAGTATTCGTGGCCTCATCCAACTTCATAGCAAACATCTGCGTGGACGCATTGTTTGTGTAACCAAAGTCATAGTCTGTCGCAATAGACGACACGACTGAACCGTAGATAGTAATGCCGGAATTGTTAAGGGTCGTCGAGGTTCCTACGAAGCCCGTATCTAAATATTTCGACGAGGAATTTCCTATAAGACCATTGACCGTTAAATCCCCCGCGATGAAATTGTGGTTTGTCCACGGGTCCGACCCAGCACCCCTATAGAGCGGCGTGGTTGCGGCGATGAGATTATCCGCTGCGAAAACATTCAACATTAAAATCTTTGAAGAAAGCCCATCGGTTATCAGCCCGTTCACAAAAGTTCGAATCGCTGTGACTGTGCCCCCGGCGGGAGAGGCTCCCCCATTTGTAACAACGCGGTTTGCCCAATCCGTTGCCCGGTCTATTAGCGTGAACGGAACACTAGAAAAAGTATTTCCCAAAGTTCCGATTGTGCAAGTATACGAAGTATAATCCCCGTTCGTAACCCCGGTGATGGTCAGTGCGTTAGTGGTAACCCCCGAATACTCCCCGGCGTTTGTTAGTAGCACCCCGTTCTGATACCACTGGTAACTTGAAATTACGGTCCCGGGTGCAACACTTACCGGGGCGACTGTCAGCGTGATAGTCCCTCCTAAATCCACAAATGCCGTCCCGCCAGTAATGGTAGTGGCAAAACTCGCGACTCCGCCGCCTAGCCATCCGAAATCCGGAAGCACATTTGAATTAAGTGTGCTCGTTTCGAAGTCTTCATACGAAGTCAACATCTGGTAAGTATACACCACCCCGGTATCTGACCATCCAAAGTCTGGAAGCACATTCGAACTTAAAGTGCTGGTCTCGTAGTCCTCATACGCCACGGGGGTATTATAAGAATATACAATCCCCGGGCCTGCCCACCCAAGGTGCCAGTCTCCGAAAGTTAATGTGCTGGATTCGAAATCCTCATACGCACCAATTCCGGGAAACACTCCATCCCCTAGGGAAAATCGTCGGGACCTGCGAAGTGGGCGATAGTTGCTCACGTGATGTTATTAACGAATCCGTCAATCACTATAACGCTCGCGGAGAACGCGTATGCCTTCACCACCAAGGAATTTTGTAGGAGCATTCCGTCACAGATTTCAATTCGCCCGGACTGAGCCGGTATGTAAATCTTGACCGCATTGTCCGGCTCTGTAGTGCCGCCCCAAAGAATCGTCAGTAGAACGGGGAGGGTGCTCACGTTGGTGGCATACAGCCAAACCTCGTCCCACGTGTTCGCGCCCACGCTCGCAACGGCGGTGTGAATCGTTTGCGCGGTGCCGTTGGTAATCGCGGTCAGTAAAATCTGCTTGCCGCTCGTGCTTCCTGAAAGTTTAGATTTTGCGAAGTTAGCCATATTAAGAAAAAACCTGAACCTGAAGAACGTCCGCGCCGCCCGTGGGGGTTGTCCACTGCGTATTGAAATCGGTGCCGTCTATTTTGGTGAGGACCTGACCGGCGGCTCCGGCAACCGGGACGTGGCCGCGAGTCACCCAATGGGTATTGAAATCGGTGCCGTCTACCTTCTCCAGCTGCTGGTCTGCTGTGCCGCCGGTTGCTACACCGGGACCTGCTGCACCGGCTGGGCCGGTTGCACCTGCGGGGCCGGTCGCTCCAGCTGCACCTGTGTCCCCCTTGTCACCCTTCGCCCCTTTGGCTCCCGGAGTGCCGGGGGTGCCTGTTCCTGAGCTGGGGACAGCCGGGGACTGGCCTTCGGTGCCTTGCGCGCCGATTGCGAGGGACGGGGAAAAGCTCCAGATGCGGCCAAACTCGTCGCGAGCCCGGACCGCGTCCAGCTTAGTGTAGACGACGGAGGTGCCGTCTTCCTTGGCCGGATACCCGGGCAAGGTGAACGTCAGACCTGTTGCTAATTTAAAAAATGTGCTGCTGGCCACTCACCTAAGAGTCACCAGCAGCACTCCCCACGTTGCGTTGTTTCGTTATCTCAGTCCCACTTGGGATGCGTGACCCGCCACTCTTCGGCAGCAGACTCGCTCCTGAACCTTGGGGACTTCCTCCCCGAATCAGACTGCCACTGCGCCCCGCCTTCGGTGAAGTTAATCAGCCGGACCGGCCACGGGGTATTTCGATGGCTGGGTTCTGCGCCGTTCTGTATACGTGCGAGACGTTGCTCGCACTCAATGCGGTGAGCCTCTGTGGCCAGTTCAACCGCGTTCGTTGGTTCCCGTCGTAATCCGCCTCTCATTTTCTTTGACCTTTCGATTTTTGCACAATGTGTAGCACGGCTCTCTTTGTCCACTGCTTCCCATTGCACGTTGTTAATTCTGACTCATTAAGATACCGAACAATCGTGGGAATACTTAAACTCTCTTTCTGATATTCCGTAATTCGCCTAAGAATTTCTTCCCCTCGTTGCGTCTTATAAAAAGGAAGCTGGCCTTCGCATCGGCCTGTTTCAATTCGTTTCCTGTCGCGGGCTTTGCGGAGTTTCAACACCAGAACAGATTTTTCCCATTCCGCAAGAGCGCCGAGCATCTG